CATTCACAAAGTCTAATCCACTTTTAATATTACCCAAAATAGGTATAGCACCAATAATATTATCAACTGAAACATCTCCTACTTTTTGGAGTTTCTGTTTTAATATTATATCTTTAATAGCTTGTCTTAATTGACCATATGTTTTAATATCAGCCATTATTTATATCCTAACTTAGTTAACACCTTTTCTACTTCAGAACGAACAGCACTTTTAGAAATTTTACCAGGTACAAATCCTAATGTTTTAAACCAGTTTTCAAATGCCCCAGGAAATTCTTGAATACTATTGATAGCTTTAGATTTGCTAGCTACAGTTGTTGCTGATGATTGGGCTTTACCTAATGCAGCTACATCACTTGGAATATTAGCTAGTTCTTCTAATTTATAAGTTAATAACTCATATCCTCTAATATCATTATAAGAAACAATACCATGTTTTTTCATTGTTTCTAATGCTTTTTTACCTTCTTCTCTAAAGCTATCATCAAATGGTTTTGCACCCATATACTTGTCTCTTGCATTCTTAAAAGCTGCTATGATTTGTTCTTTAGGAATATTTCCAACTGGATTCCAGTCTTCTTTAAGGCCGGCTAGTTCTTGTAATCTATTCATTATTTTACAGATTTAATTTCTTCAATTAATTGATAATACTGCAATAACGAAATGATGTTTTCATCTTTTACATTTTGAGTCTTATCTAATGGTTGTAATAATGTAACTACTTCAGATAATTTAATCTGAGTTGTTTTGTCTGTTATTGATGGGATCAATACATTAATTTCTTCAGTTATAATACTAAAGTTTTTATTAACAAATTCACGTAATTTAGTTGTGTTAGTGATGTTGTTGATAAATTCTTTTAATGTTAATTTTTGGCGATCAGATAAAGTAGCATATTTGCTATTAAATTTTTCCAATAACATACGGTAAGCTAAGATACGAGATCCTTTATCCATACTAGCATATTCTTCCATTACACGATCCTTAACACCTTCTTTATTAATCTCTTTACGAGTGATGTGTTCAAGTAATGTAATTTTATTATCAATGATTTGCTGTGGAGCAGTAAATTCTAGTGAATTATGTGCTTCAATTAAATTGAATGCAGCAGCGTATTGCTTGTAATTGTTAATCTTTGCTTTAAAAAATTCTTCTAAATCATACGATTCACGAATGTCCTTAATTAAATTATATTTTTCCTTACGTAAAGCAGTCTTATTTAAACGCAAAGAAGCTTCAAGCGTTGCGTTGATAAACGTTTCGGCTTTAGCTTCACTAAGGTTTTTTGGAGTGATTAACGCTTGATATAATTTATATTCTTTAGCTAATTCTGATTTGCTAAAATACTTTTTAACTAATCCAATAGCAGCTGAATCTTTATTAGATACAGTATCCGATGCAATTTGGCGTACCAATAGCTCGAACAATATTCCTGTATTCTTAAATTTGCTGTGTTTTATTTTCATAATGAATAGTGTGCACTATCAATAAATATGTATTTACTGTATATCCTTGATGTTTTTTTCATCTAATAGTGATGGTTCTTGATCAGGTCCCACTACAAGTTCCCTACGTTTGTGTTGTAAACCTTCAAATAATTTCTTATTTCTTTGGTATTCAAACATAGCTTTTGGTGTACCACTACCTTCTTCAGGTTGATTTGCGGTATATAATGTACCGTTTTCACCAGCACCTAGTCTATCTTTACCTAATGGATCTTCTTGTGTATTGATCATAGATGCTTTTTCCTTAGGACGACCAACAGGACGATTTTCATCATATCCCGGAGGTACAGGACCATCAATGTCCATTCCTGCTCTACCTTTACCATATAATGAAGCAAGATCATGTGGTGTACCATATGATTTACCAGTTTTCGCTGGGTCATTACCTTCATTTTCAATTTGGGCAAGACGGAATACACGTTTTTTATCTTCAATTACTAAATCGCGATATTCATCAAATTGATCTTCGCTGAATTGGAATATTTGATGGTAAATAAAGTCTGAAGGTAATAAATTTGTATCTTGAATTGATTTGGCTAAATCAACTTTTTCTTTCCACAATGCTATTTTCTCTTGTTCGTATATTATTGATGGAGTAGTTAACTGTAAGTCAAAATTAGTTAATGCTTCACCATCATACCCTTGAGTATATAAATGTACTAATGCAATTTTATATAATTCAGATAAAGTAATACGTTGAATACGTTCAACTGTACGAGCAAAACGAATATCTTCAGCAGCTAATGTAGCTTTACCTTGTAAATCTTTTTCAAATCCGAAGAATGCTTTAGGTACCTTAAGCGCTGCTAACATTTCATCACGTAGGAACGCAACGTCTTCAATAGCGTTATATTCAAGACCTTTAATAGTATCAATCTTTGTTGCAGTATCATTACCACGAGTTGGGAGATAATAATCTTCCATCATGTTCATCATATTGTAACGTAAATTGTATTCGCCTGTTTGTTGATCGATGTGCGGAGTCTTTTTCATCTTCTGCATCACCTTCTGCATGTATCCATCAACTTCATTTGGAGGTATATTACCAACGTTTACAGTGAATACACGTCTTTCTGGGGCACGTGTGATGCGGTGCAATAGCATTGCATCCTTCATCAGCACATACTGTTTGTAAGTTTTACGAGCAGGCTCAATGTACGATCTACCATAAGGTAAATAGTTAGCGTCAGTTAATAACCTAAAATGCGCTACTTCATAGCTTTCAAATTTAATTTTACCATCTCTATCTTTCACACGTGATACAATACCACCAGCAGCGATTACCATTGGATCGATACGGAAACACACATAAGATGGATTTTCAGGATCCATACCTTCTTCACGAACAATATCATATACTGATAATGGTGTTACATTGTATACACCAAATTTTTCAGCAATTTCCATATGTAAATACCAATCACCATATTTACACATATTTCTAACCCACATCCATAAATTAAATTCAATATTTAAGATGTCGTAAAATAAGTTATATAATATACGTTGAATATTTTCGTCAGCACTTCTGATTTGTAATATTTCTCCTGCTTCGTTTTTTAAAGTAGATTCATCAGCAACAATATCAAGAGCTGAAGATATAATTGATTCTGTATCCATTGCTTCGTAGTCAGTATATAACTGAATACGCAATGTTTGATAGTTCATTGTTGGATTATACGGCATATTAGCTCCGTATCTATGCAACTTAGTAAATCTATCTATTAAGGCGTTTGTTTTTACATTACCATAGGCTTGCATGTTGTCTACGTCAACCACTTTCAATTGATTACCACCAACATTTCTGATGATAACATCGGTTGAGAATAGACGTGTAAGCCTAGTAAACAAGCCTGGTTTTTGATCTGCCATTATTTTGTTTTAATTATATCAATAAATATTTATTAACCTAGCACCCATGTCATATCTTCGAATCCCCCACGTCCGTCGTTAACCATATATGGGTTTTGGACGTTGTTTGGAAGCATAGGAGCATTGCTAGGCCCTGTTTTGGTCATGCTAGATATCATAGCTTTGTTTAAATCCATTCCTTGTTCATAAAAACGCATTGCTGTATCTCTAGTAAACAATCCAATACCTAACGACATTACCAAATCATCATTATATCCATTTTGGGCTTGTGCTTTACCATTCATCCATATAAACACACGTAACTCTTCTAATAGACGCTTTGAGTGAAAGGTAAATGCTCTTTCTCGAATATACGACTCCATTTTTGAGATAACAAGTGGTCTTGTTTTTACTGATGTAGTAAAACCAGGAACTGTTTGGTTTGAATCCATTTTATCTAACCATTTATCCATACTCATATCACCATATGCTCTAGGTGAATAGTACATTTTAGGATATCCTTTCTCAATTATGGTATTAACGACATCCCAACCGACGTTAGCATTTTCAACCACAAGTAGAGCATTATTATACTCAGTAGCAACAGACACAAGCATATTACCAAAAGTACGAGTGTCAACTTGGGATTTGTATTCAGCCACTTGCTCACACGTTGTCGCATCAATAACGTGAAATGCTGAATAGTCACTGCC